ATGGGCAGCGGATGCGATATTTACCGGACATATTCTGTTGGACTTGGCCGCCCGCTGCCTCGCCCATTTTGTATTTCGTGCAGATGTGCTCGGCATACTTTAGCCACACCTGGTCATAAACCCAATCGTCGCGGTTTATCTCCACCTTCTTCATCTGTGGCATGATGATGCGGACGCCGAAGGCCTGGGCGATTTCCTCTGGCGAGTAGCGCTTGGAATAGTCTGCGTGATACAAACGCACGAGTTCGGGCTTGCCGTTTTCGTCGGCATACTTGAAGTTGCCGTCTTCCCCGCGCTTATTGTTGAAGCCGAATGGCATGCGACCATAACGGCTTACGTCTTTGACGGTGTTGTCGCCGCCTTTCTTTAGCACCTGGTCCACGAACGAATAGAGCAATGCCTTAAACTGGAGCATGTGGGACATCGGCTCTTTGAAGAAATACCAGAACTGGTAGTTGTTCGGCGAAGTCTCCACAATCGCGGTCGGCTCCAGGCGCTCGCGGAACTCGTCGCGGTTGAAGTCGCCCTTGGACCCTTTGCCGGAGCCGATGTCATCGACCATTAACGCCAGTCCGTGGCCGAAAGAGGCCTCGCCGCGCCAGTATCGCATCTGGCCAGTCTTCGGGTTGGGCGTCTTGATGGATGACGATATACAGGCATAAGCGTTGGATCTGGAATTGATGTACTTGCCTTCCTTCCAGGGCACGGGCCACCAGCCTGCGTTGAGCTTGCGGCCGTTTTCGTCGGTCTGGACTGTGGCCTCTTCAGCGTAGCCGACCATCACCCGTTCGTCTTCCGGAATCCCTCGGCCGAGTTCTCTCAGGAATTCTTCGGCCTGGGCCAATCTTATTTCGTGAGGCTTCATGCGAGCCGCTCCGGGCGCCCTTTGCGTCGAGGCACTTCCACGAATTGTCGCTTGCCGCCGGCCTTACCGGCATAGCTTGTCCTTCCTTCGTTGATCTGGTCCCAAGCTTCAGTGACCTTGTGCTGCCGCGCCTTTTCTAGCGCCGGGGGAATCTTCGCATCATCGATGCCGCGAACCCACATGAACATCAGGAACGTCGCCAGGTCCAGGAGATTGTTCTCATTGCCCTTCAGCGCATGTTCGGCGAATCCATCCAGCAGAACATTTTCGTCGCAATCGATCCATCCGCCTCGGCCCTTGTCGCGGGAGCGCTGCAACTTCTGGCGGATCGCCGTTGCGAACATGGACAGAGCATACTCGTCCTGCGCTTCAGGCTTTGCCTTCCTGAGAACGTCGAGGCTGGTCATGATGACTCCATCTACTGGTGAAGGTTTCTTCGGTTCCATTACACGGACTCCTTGTTAGTCGCGGCGTTGATGTACGCATCCAGCAGCTTTTGTGTATCGGTGCGGGCTATGCCGTTGTACAACAGCGCCATTACGGCATCGTGCATCGCCTCAGTCTCCTTAACCGGAATTAGGGCGTAACCATCCGGCACGCTGTGACTCGCCACAGGACCGGTATACAAAGGGGTCAAGAATTCGTAAGGTGGCTCTTCCGCCCAGCAGGCCGGATGGTCCAGTCCAATATAGATGTAGCTTCCACCGGGTTGGCTTGGATCGAGCAATGGCGCAAGTTCCTTTTTGCGGGCGTACCCTATGATTTGCGGGTGTTGTTTGTAGGGTTGCGTCTCCGCAAGCTTAGATTCAAGCTCCGCTATCCTGACCAACGCGGCGTCGCGCTCTATGACGATCTTCTGGGCAGCTTTGATGCTGGCGTGGTCACCATGAACTAGCAACTTGCCGTCGCCGTCGCCTACGCCCATGGTACATTCGTGGGCGGTCTGTGCCGCTGCCAGTGCTTCGTTGAGCCGGAATCCTTCGTGTACCCAATCAGTCAACTTTCCTTCCAGCTCAGCGACCCTGGCCAGAGCTGTATCGCGTTCCGCCTTATAACGGCAATAAGTGTGGCCGTATTCATCACCGACCACGCCGTCGCAATAGCTTGCTGCCAGTTCGCTCCCGCGCTTTTCCGATGCTTCAAGTTCCTTTTCCAGACGAGCGATGGTTTCTAGTTGCTTAGCAAGTCGATCAGAATCGGACTTACCTGGCTCATGGCGGCATGGGCTGGGATTAAATTGCTGTTCAGGCTCTTCTGTCAGAGTTTCCTGCATTGCCAGGATTCGTTTTTTCCCGGCGTCAGTTATGCTCCAACAAGGCTGACTGCCGAACATGTATCCAGCTACAGAATCATCCCAGGACAAATTTACGAGTCCCATTCGTCTCAGAGCCTTCAAGGTTGAATCAGTCGAAGGACCGTGAATCCAATTGTAAGAATTCCTAGACAGCCCTAGCAGAGCTTCAACTTGCCTATGACTCAGCTTCATCAAATCTGGCATATCACTAACCTCAATTACAAATGGCGATATTGAGCACTTTATCACGACCGGCCGCGAACCTCTCCAGGAAGTCCACCAGGTCATTCAAGATGGTGCCAGCTCGGCCTAGTTTGTGATTGATCAGGAGTTGCGCGACTCGGTGGCCGACGAATGTTCCGGCAGGAATCTGCGGCCATGCTTCGCCGATACTTTTGAGCACTGCATCGGTATAGCTTTTGTCTGCGCCGGCTTTGTGGTGGGCGAGTATCGTGAGATCGCGAACATATCGATTGATTATCCGCCGCAGGAATTCGTCTTCAGTCCCGGCCAGGGCGCCGCATTCACGAAGCTGACGCAGGAGGCGCCACCCCAGGTTACGCTTCCATTTCTCGGCGAATTCTTCGGCCTCTGCGAATGACGCACGCATGATGCTCTCGACTGGGATGGTGATCGCGCCGCCTTCTTTCGTCCCAGTTTCCAGAACTGCCCATTCACCGTGCTTGCGGTGCTCGATGAATCCGATGAGCATTCCGACGTTCGTTTCAGATTCCGCCATCCCAGTCACGCGAACGACGGAATGGCGCGGGAACGCTTTCGATCCATAGAGGCTGGACTGGGAATTGACCCACCCGGCCATGGCCAAGTCGGAGGCTTCCGCATGGATCAGCTCGCGACGGATGCGAACGGCCAGAGCCGGGTCCAGCTCGCGACTGCGACGCAGGTAGCCGGGCTTTAGGTTCGGGTCGCGAGTCTTGTCGACATTGGGATTCGGATTGCCGACCGGGAGTTGGTCGCGGGAAATCTTGCATTCTTGCATTTAATGTATCCTCTGTTTTGGAGGGCAGTACAGGCGGCGGCGCTAGTATCGGCCACTTTCCTGCCGAAGTAAAGTCGGATTAAATTAGCTCGCTTTGACGAGTCAGCTGATAGTATACTCTTCTTGCGCAGAGGTAAAGCAGAACTGTACGTTATAAGGAACATTCCATGGCGGAACATATTTTTACTCACGAAGGTACTGTGGTGTTTGAGGGCCGGTCCCGGACGGTGAAGCTCCGGCGTGGCAACCACCACTGGGTAGACCCCGATAGACATCGCTATAGCCCACAGGACGGCCGCGCCGCTTCCCAGGCTGTCAAGGGTGCGGTCTTGGTCCTTTCGACCGTCCGCTGGCTCCCTGGGGCGAAGAAGGCCGCAGAGCAACTTAAGGCCTTCCCTTATAAAGGAAGGGTCCATGCGCTCGGTGCTGCTTGGCACTATGTCCTGTTGCGGCGCACGAAAAACTTCTATGTCGATCCGCACGGCCGCAAATATCGTCGTGATACTGGGTGGTCTGTGGACGGTCTGCTTAAACTGAGTCTCAATTCAATTAAACCTAGCGTTGGAGAACGCAAATATGTCAGCATCTAACTTCACCGTCGATCAGATCGAAGAGCGATTCGGCTTCCGACCTAATAGCCAGCAGATCGACGCGATAAATTCCGTCGTTAACTGGTATCGCGGTTGGTGTGATCGAGCGCACCGCCGTCAGGTCTATCGACTCGCCGGTTTTGCAGGAACTGGTAAGACTTCTATTGCGAAGATCATCGCCGAACTTTGCTGCTCGATGGACTGGACAGTCTTCATCGCGCCGACCGGAAAGGCCGCCGCGCGGCTTCGTGAGAAAGGTTGCGTCAATGCCCGGACTCTTCACAGCTTTATCTATCGACCGATTGGTGAAGATGAAGACGGCGAAATCATGTTTGCCAACAAAGACTCGCTCGACGAGAAACCGAAGTTGGTAGTTCTCGACGAGTCGTCCATGATCGGCGAGTGGGATGAAGAGCGCCTGTTGTCGCACCGAATTCCGGTTCTGGAGATTGGCGACTTTGGCCAAGTTCCTCCTGTACGCGGCGTCCAGATTTTCCACGAGAACAGCTGTGACACCATCATGACCGAAATCGAGCGCAACGCTGGCAATATCGTTCGGGCGTCGATGTTCGTCCGCCAGGGAAAGCGCCTGCCCTGCCGCGAGTATGACGACATATTGGTCCGGGCCGGCTTCGATATGTCGGATGATGAAATGCGGACGTTCCTGGACGATGATGGCGTGATTCTTTGTGCTTACAACAATACTCGCCGTCGCTTGAACGCACGCGCTCGCCGAATCCTCGGCTACAAAGGTGCGCAGCCGGGAATCGGCGAGAAGCTGGTATGCACTGGGAACCAGCACGAATATGGAATCATGAACGGCGAACAAGCCATTCTGCTGGACTTCAAGCCGGTTCCTGAAGGGCAAGAAGATGATGACGAGCCTGATGAAATGTTGTTCGCCAAAGTTCGCATTATCGGTACGAACTTTGAACGCTGGGTTAAGTTCAATCCTCTGAGTTTTTCGGTCGAGGAAGACGTGCGGCTGGAGGCGCAGAAGGCCATTGGCGGATTCGACTTCGGATGGGCGATGACGTTCCACAAGTCGCAGGGATCAGAATGGAAACGGGTCGCCATGTTAGAAGAAAACTTGCCGTCCATCCCTTATAGTCAGTTGATGTATACTGGGATAACTCGCGCAATCGAATACTTACTGTTCTTGCGTAAAAGCTAGGAACTTCTCGAACATAAATAAGTTCCCTAGAGTTTGGACTTTCCCGAAAGAAAATATTTAGGAAAGTTCAGGCTAAGGGTATTCCCTTCTTCAATTAGTTTAGAGATAATCCCCGCACAGGCCAATAAGCCATCCCTTTGAACATTCCCGGAGTAAGAACATGGAACAGAAGGACCAGAACGAACAGACCCAAGGCGAAGAGCTGACCAAGGAACAAGCAGCTACCCTGCGCAAGGCCGAGAAGGCCGCTGAGCGCCAACGTAAAGAGCGCGAGCGCGCCGAGAAGGCCGAGGCCAAGGCCAAGGAAGCCGAGCAGAAGAAAGCCGAGCGCGAAGAGAAGCGCAAGGCCGAGCGCGAGAAGAAGGAAGCCGAGCGCGCCGAGAAGGCGAAGGAAAAGGCCGCCGCCAAGGAAGCCGAGCGTGCTGAAAAGGCCAAGGCCAAGGAAGCTGAGCAGGCCGAGAAGGCCAAGGCGAAGGAAGCCGAGCGCGAGCAGAAGAAGGCCGAGAAGGAAGCCGAGCGCGCCAGGAAGGCCGAAGAGAAGAAAGCCGCGCAGGAAGCCCAGAAAGCAGCCCGCGAAGAAGAGCGCAAGCGCCTGGCCGAAGAGAAGAAGGCAGAGCGCGAAGCCGAGAAGAAGCGTCGCAAGGAAGAGCAGGAAGAGCGCCGCGCGAAGGCAGAAGCCCGTCGCGAAGACCTGAAGTCCAATGGTTCGCGCCGTCCGCGTGCCACCCACTTCATCCCGACCGGCGACGGTCATGGAACCCCGCAGGCCTTCTCGACTCGCGGCAAGGTGTTCGCTTACATCAACGAGCACTGCACCGTTGGTGAGCCGGTCGAAATCGAATCCTTCGGCGAGAAGGTGGCCCACTTGCTGTACGGCACCTCGGTTCGCAGCTACCTGAGCAAGCTGGAAATCATGGGCTGGGTCGATCTGGTTGCCATCGCTTCGAAGGAAGACGAAGCTGGCCAGGGCGATGACGAGAAGGCCGATGAAGGCCAGGAGCACGACGGTGAAGGTCAGGGCGCCGACGGTTCCGATGGTGAAGAAGAGTAAGCCGCCGCTCTTCTGAGACCGAATCGTCTAGCTCTTCAAGGGACTCATGAAAATGGGTCCCTTTTTTATCCTCCCAAGTTCTGTACACTCATAAGGAACATCTCATGATTCCTGATCACAAAGTTATCATCGTGGGAGCCGGACTCGCCGGCCTGATCGCCGCGCATCGTTTCCCTCAAGCCCAAATCATCGACGCGGCGACGCCGACGAGCAAGGAACGCCACAACGCGCTCTTGCGGTTCCGCTCACCAGTCATCGGCCAACTCACCGGCATCCCGTTCCGCGAAGTCACCGTACACAAGGCCATCTACATTGACGGCGAGTTCGTTTCCCAGCCGCGCATCGACTACTGCAACATGTACTCCAGGAAAGTAACGGGCGGCCTGTCGGATCGGTCCATCTGGAATATGGCGACCGAAAAGCGTTGGATCGCGCCGGCAGACTACTATGAGCAGCTGGTCGCTAAGCTAGCGAATCGCATCAGCTGGGGCAGGCCTTTCGACGCCTCTTTCTTCCAGTTCCTTCGCCGGCAAGATGATCACGTTAATATCATCAGCACAGCACCATTCCGCGCCAATCTGGCTGCGGCAGGGCTGGACCTGGGGATCGACCCGTCATTCGGCGAAGGAACCTCCATCGTCGTGAGTCGGTACAAGCTTTCCATTCCTTGTGATGTCTTCCAGACGGTGTATTTCCCTGGTCCCGAAGTGGGAACGTTTCGAGCGTCCATCACCGGCGACACCCTTATCGTCGAATCCGTTACTAAGGGCATCGTGGAGACTGCGGCTGGTGAAATCGAAACCATCGAATGGGACAGCAACTGGGACCTGGATGAAGTTTGCTCGGCCTTCGGCATCAGGAAGAAGAATCTCATTCCGGACGGCGAGCCGACCGTCCAGACCAAGGGTAAAATCATTCCGCTCGGCCGCGACGAGCGCGAATCCATGATCTGGAATCTCACCCATGAAGCCGGCATCTTCTCGCTCGGTCGGTTCGCGACCTGGCGAAACGTCCTTCTGGACGATCTGGTTTCGGACATGGACGTCATCGAGCGCCTGATGACTTCTTCGTCTTATCAGAAGGCCAAGAAGATGTTCGTGAAATAATTTACACAAAGTGCTTTACTTCTGAGCCAGGTGAGAGTAGTATTCCCTCATCGAAACGCGAAACCCTTCAACCAAAAGGAATCGACAAAATGGCCCGCGAAGTAACCTTCTCCACCGACAAAAACACCACCAAGACCTACGCCACCAAGGCCAATCTCGAACGCGCCATCGCCAAGGCCGAATGGCTCGGTGAAAGTGCACGCTACTTCATCCACATGACCGAGGATGGCCGCCTGACCCCAGTGTTCCTTCTTAACAGCCTTCCTGCGGGAGCTGGCGCGGTGTGGTGCGCCCAGCACGGCTGGAATGTGATAGGTTAATGGCAGTCGATCCTCGCGAGGCAGCGCTCAAGCGGGCGCTGCTGGCTTTCTTCAGGGCCACAGATGCCCTTGGCGGCGGGAGTCTCACAATAACGGCCCGGATCGTCGGGCCAGAAGGCGACAGGAAGCTTCGCGCCAGTTATTTCCTGAATGGCGAGAAGCTGAGCCTGTCCGATATCATCGCTAAAGTGGAGGCCGAAGATGGGCCGGATCGTTAACATCAAAGTAGTCATTTCTCGCACGACCGAGCGCGACTCCATGGGTGCGCCGTACATCCATGAGTCTTACCGCACTTTCACCTTCGGCGCCGCTACAACGTTGGTTGCGGCCATCGACTGGGTGAAAAGCCAGTGCCCGGAAATCGTGGATATGATCATCTACGAACCGGAGACGGTGGCTGCTCAGCAGGAGCGCTATTAATGTACGCACCAGACCATCCTGAAGAGGTTCCTATGTCTTTCCTCGAAATGCAAATCGACCCGCCGCAAACGCGACAGACAGCGCCGTCTTTCGTGCTGGTAGGCATCCTGTACCTGATTGGCGATGGACGCCTGGACGATAAGCCTTTCACTTCGTTCAACCTGTCGTTCGGCAGTCGCGAAGAGGCCGAGCGCGCCCGCGACAAGATTATTGAGCATTACCTGGACCGTCGCGATATTCGCGCCGAAATCATCCGCTGCTACTGAGGATTACAGTAATGTCCATTGAACTGGTGTACCGGACCTCTGATGGCACTATCTTCTCGTCCATGTGCCACGCCGAAGAGTATGAAGACCGTCTGGAGGCGTGCAAATTGCTGGCCGAAGAGATCGACAGATACGGTCTACACAAGGAAGATGCACAAGCGTTGGCCATTGCGCTGACGGAGAAATTCACTTTCACGCCAATTCCGGAAGATTTCTGATGAAAATTTCTCTGATCAGTTATACTCAGAACGCCTGGGAACTTCTCCTGGGCACAAAATCCACCCGCATGCGCGGCCAAGACCCGGCGACCATGACCGAAGCCGAAAAGCTCGACCACTGGAAGTACATGCTGGACACCATTCGCTCGCCATTCGAATTCGTGGACTTCATCTTCCAGATCGAGGGCGTCAGCAAGAATTTCACTCATCAACTCGTTCGGACTCGGACCGGGGCTTACCAGCAGGAAACCAGTCGCGCTCTGGAGGTTAGCGCCGTTGTTCAGCCGGAAGCGTTCCGCTGGGATTTCGATGAGAAGGCTACGGCCAATGGTGAGCCGGACCCGACCTATCACGCTCGTGAAGAGCTGAACCGCCTGTGGCATGATGCAATCGCCGACGCGCAGACCAGTTACCAGAAGCTCTTGGAGGCCGGCGCATCGCTTCAGGATGCTCGTGCCATCATCCCTTCCAACATGGAAACGAAGATCGCGGCCAAATTCAATCTGCGCACTCTGAGCGACATGGCGAAAGTTCGCCTGTGTGTTCGTACGCAAGGTGAGTATCAGGAAGCCTTCCGCGAAATGCGCCGACTGGTTCTGGAAGTCTATCCTATGTTCGATAGTCTGCTCCAGCCGCACTGCGTCGCCACTGGCTCCTGTGCCTTCCCGCGCTATGGATCGAAGGTTCTGAATGAAGATGAGATTCATGAGCAATCCTGTGACCGCTTCATGTCCGCTCTGGAGACGAAGCCCGGCCAGATTCCTGTTGTTGAGTTGCCGGTGAAACCGATCTATCAGTGCAAGTTCTATCGTCCATGGATGGATCGCTCGGCCGAGCAGGAAGAGCTGCGCCGCGAGTTCTGGGGATCGGAGAAACAAGAGGCCAATCCTGTAGCGGTCAATGGGAAGTCAATGTAGCATGAAGATCATCATCGAGAAGGTTGGTGATGTCGCACAAGTCGAAGTGACCAACGGCGGCGAATCAATTCGCGTCACCATGAACGTGAAATCGTTCGATCTGGTCCAGAACGGTGAGCTGTTCCGTCTAACTTCCGATGGCGCTTTCATCGAGAAAACCATCACCCAGAAAGCAGAAAGCGAGGAAATCTGAATATGGCACGAAAACCCAAGAATGGCATCATGATCTTCGATCTGGACGGATGCGTCTTCGACGATAGCCACCGTAAAAGCTTCGCCCTGGAAAAGCAATGGGACGAGTACCATTCCCGCCTCGACAAGGACAAGCTCAATCCGCATGCAGTAGCACGAATCCGTAACGCCATCGACGCCGACCTGATGATTTTCTTCATCACCGGCCGAACCGACAACAACTATTTCCAGACCAGGGCGAAAATCCATCGCGACCTGGGTATCGCCGAACATCGCGAATATGAGCTCATCATGCGGGAGTATGGAAGCACCCAGCCGGCGCCGGAGTTCAAGCGCTCAGTCGCGCTAGATATTTTGAAGAAGATCGACGGCCTGACAAAGATCGTCGCGGCATTCGATGACCGCCAGGATATCATCGACGCCTACAAGGGCCTGGGCATCGACGCCTATATCCTGGACCTGGAAGGCTGCGATGCGCCGTTCTTCGCCGTCGCGGCCGATAGCGATCCCGGTAGCGCGCCCAACGACATAGCAGGCGAGCCGTTCCCGGTCGCCCCGGACTCCGCCCCTACCCTCGACGAGGCGTTTGCGCAGGCCCCGTCTCCGCTCTACGAAGCACCGGCCGAAGAGCCAGCCGAAGAGCCGGCCGAAGAGCCGACCGAAGACGCAGCAGCGCCGTTCGCCATGGAATCCGCCTGGCCTGGTGACGGTGATGCCGATCCCGATGATTTCGTGGAGGATGTTCTCAACAACCTGTCCTCAGCCGCAGAAATTTTCCGCGACCGCCAGAGCGCTTATGGTCGAAATGATCTGATGTATGGCAAGATCATGGAAATCCTCTTCCCGAATGGCATGGTGGCGAAGACCGCAGATGATCATCGGCTCGCCCTGTTCGTGATGCATACAGTTGGCAAACTCACTCGCCTGGCGAATAGTGGGTTTGAGGATGACGATTCGGTATTTGACTTGATCAACTATTCAGCGTTCGTCCACGCCACCATGCACTCCGGCCGCATCACGCCGAAAGACGGACAGAAGGCATAAACCCTGCGCCGTTGCGGTATACTCTTCAGGCCGGTCGCGAAAGCAGCCGGCCTTTCGACATAAGAGGGAACAGACATGAGATTCGCCGTATGGGATACTGAGACCACAGGACTCCCGTTCCACCAGAGGGTAAGTCTGAGAAAGCAACCGAGGATCATTGAATTCGCCGGAGTGATCACCGATGGCGAGACGATTTTGGATGAAGTCGAGTTCATTTGCAACCCTGGGATTGTGATAGAAGAAATCATTACAAAGATCACAGGCCTGAAGAATGAAGACTTAATCAAACACCCATCGTTCCTCGATCAACGCCAGAAAGTTCGCGATTTCTTTTCGAAGGCCGACGCAAATATTGCCCACAACCTTCCATTCGATAAATTCATGCTTACCTGCGATTTGGCTCGCGGAAAGCTCGGCCTGGAAGAAGTCAACTTCCCATCGCTCGATATCTGTACTGTAGAAGAGTCGGCGCCATTGTTCGGCCACCGCATGCGGCTGCAGCATCTGTATGAGCACTACTGCGGCCCTTATGTTCAGAAGCACCGGGCATTGGACGACGTGCGGCTGCTCCACGAAGTTTGCAAGCGCATGGGAGTATATCGAGCATATCAAGCAATGGAGGCCGCATAATGTCTTTCCCTCAACTCCGCGTTCGCTCCGGCTACTCATACGGCGCCGCATATGGCAGGTTTCCGGAAATCATTGAGCGCGCCAAAGAAATCGAATCGCCCTTTGTCGCCATCGTCGATGATGGGACATGGGGCCACGTCCGCTGGGAGCAGGCTGCCACCAAGGCAGAACTTCCTCGCGGATTCGGCATGGAAATCCCGATCAAATGCGCCGATGATGGTGACAAAGAGCTGAAACTGAAAGCCTGGGCGCTAGCCAAAGATACCAGAAAGTTCTATCGCCTGACGTCCAAAACTGTCCAGAATCAAGGATTGTCTCCCCAAGAATTCCAGGATGCTGACGGCGTCATCAAGTTCGCCGGCGAGGCCTATGCCTACTTGGACTTGGCCGGAATCGATTACATTGACATCAATCCTGCGTCGATGGTAGCCGCACACGGCGCTATGGAGACGGCCAGGGCGTTCGGCAAGCCTGTGGTGATTACCTCCTACAACGACATGCCGTCCATCGACCATGCAGATTTTGCTTCGGCCTGGAAGGTTCGGGAATCGGTCGGCCTTCGCCACATCGCGACTGAGGAAGAGTTGTGGGCCCGTCTTCGCCATATCATGACCCGCGAAGAGTTCGACAAAGCCGTTGCCAATACGCATGCGGTGGTCGAGCAGCTGGTCGACGTAAAGCTGGCGAAAGCGCCGATGATCCACCTGGATGGTGATATCGTCGCCCTGGCTCGCGAGGGCCAAGCCTACCGTCTCAGTCGCGGCCACATCAAGGAATGGACCCAAGTTTACGAAGATCGGTTCCAGGAAGAAATCAAGCAGATTCAGCTGAAAGACTTCGACAGCTACTTTCTGGTTGTGGCCGATC